TTGAACAGGGGCCGCTTTTCCAAGAGCTCGCCAAACAGGGCGAGGCAGGGTTGCTTGCAACCGCATCAGCCACCGGTCGAAGAGGCGCTGAGGACACGCAGTCAGCTCTGGCGCGTTATCGGCCACAGCTTCTGAACCAACTCATCGACCAGCAGTACGCACGCCTTGCTGGGCTTACCAGCGTTGGACAATCCGGTGCGCAGAACTTGCTCAATCTTGGGCAGGCATCGGCAGCAGGACAGGCTGGAGCTGCCGCGCAGAGCGGTAACGCAATTAGCGGGCTTATGGCATCTCAGGGTGCCGCGCAGGCTGCCGGTATCATGGGGGCTGGACAGGCGCAAGCGCAGGGGATTGGTGGAATTGGCAGCGCGATTTCAGGCGGTTTTCAGAACTATGCTCTTTTGAATATGCTTGGCAGTGGAGGTGGATTGGGAACTGGCGGATTCTACAAGACTGCAGAAGCAGCAACTGCTGCTGGCGGCGGAGCACCGGTAGCTTACTTCGGTGGAGATTCTCCATCTGCTGCACACGGGTACTACATCCAAAGTTAAACGTATGGCTGAATTCAACTACAGCATCAACATTCCACAGCCGAACACCAATATGTTCGGGGGAAGTTTTTTTCAGGGGCTTTCTGCGATTGAGCAAATCAAGTCCAACAGAGCGCAGCAAGAGTTGGCGCAAAGATTGGCTCCGCTGCAATACAAGCAGGCCGAACTTGGAGTTCGACAGGCAGAAATGGGAGTTTCATCTGCTGAAGAAGACATGAAGCAAAAGTTGGTTGACAAAGAGATTGCTTCAGCCATTTCAAAAGGCGCTGACCCAGCAGAAATTGCCACACTGCTTCCGAATGCAAGCCCAGGGTTTGTTTCAAAGTTCCCTCAACTTGCTCAGGCCATTACTGCGACAAAGATTGGGCCATTGCTTGAGCGAGGAGAGATACGTCCTGAAGACAAGAAAACGGTAAACGATGCGCTTGTTCTCTCGTTTATGCTCAACCCGCAAGAGGGTAATGTGTTTCGGAGCGCGATTGCGGCAGTCCCAGACCCAGTTCGATCCGAATTTGGAAAACAGATTTCAATGGTAACAACAGCGGGTTTGAGCGGTGATAATGCAACTGCAATCAATCGTCTTCAAAGCCTTGTGGATGGATTGAAAAACAGTGAAAATGCTCAAAACAAAGCTCTTGGAGAGATTGTATCAAAAGAACTGGAGAGCATTAAAAATCAAAGCAAAGAAGGAACTCTTGATCAAACAGGATGGTATCTTCGTGGCACAGAGCTTTCCAGTTTGCTTGGCCAGTCTTCCATTGGAAAGATAATTGGAGATACTGCTGAAACGTATTTCAAGCTCAGGAAAACCAAGGCTGAAACAGAAAGGGAAACAGCTTTTGGGAAAAAAGCTCAAGGAGAATCAGGTGTTGGAAGACCTCTCGATAAAATAGACGAGAAGGTGGTTGAGGGTTATGCGGATTCATCAATCAAAATGAATGAAACTGCAAACAATGCTCTTGATCTTTACAAGAAAGCAGAGGAATTGAATTTAGGCAGTGGGGTTACTGCTCAAGCAAAAGAAGCAATTACTCGGTTTTTTGGCGGGGATGATGTGACGCAATTCAGAACGCAGATAGGCGGAATGCTTGACGCTCAGGCTCTGCGCAACTGGAAACAAGCAGCTCCAGGCTCTGGGGCAATGTCGAACACTGAAACGGCTCGCGCATTAAGCGCAATGCCGTCAAAAACGGCATCTCCCGTTATCTTGAAAGATTATCTGAAGGCAGTAGTCAACACCACTGCAAGAGCCGAAAATTACGAACAGGCACAAGTTGAGTGGGCTACAAACATTGGTTTAGCGCGAAAAGCTCAAGAGGACACCAGCATTGCTGGAATCCCTATCAAGAAGGGAGAATCCTTTCCTGATTTCAAAAAAAGAATCGTAAAGCAACTGGGCTCAACAGACTTCTTTGAACAGATGCGAGAAGAGTCTGATGCCGTTGAGAAGAGTAAGACGGATGCTATTAAGCAACGTCCTCCAGAAGATGGTCCAGCGCCTGATTTTGAAAATGTTGGAGGGGATGCTTTTTTGAGAGCAGCAGAATACCTTCGGAAAGGAGGTAAGTAGAAATGGCAACGGTAGAAGATTTGGCAAAGGCGTTTGACCTTGCCAGAGAGAATGGAGATACCGAAAATGCGACTTACTTCGCGCAGGAATTGGTAAAATTCAAACAGGCTCAGGATAGAGCCCGTCAAGAAGCGGCATTGCCAGCTGGAGAATCCGGTATCGAGCGACCTCCACAAGAACTCCAGCCGCAACCGTTTTATGGTGAAGCGGCAAGGCAAGAGGCGAATCTGAACAAGAACGTATCGCGGGAACTCATCGCAGAACTTCGTCAGGCGCAGACCGGCGAGACTCCAACCGCAACGGAAGTTGAGTCGTTCAAAAAGACAGCTGGCAGCAAGTCCACAAGAGACTTTTTCGACAACCTTGTAGCCAAAGGCGGCATCGACATCGCATCTTCGTTTGATCCTCAAACTTCACCGGCGCTTGCTGGCGCATGGGAGAAGTACAAGCAGGAGAAAGAACCAAGTATGCTGGGTGCTGCGGCCCGCGGTGCTGCCGAACAGATTGCCCCAACAATTGGTGGAGCGGTTGGCGGATTCCTTGGCGGAACGATGGGACCAGTGGGAGCAATCGGAGGCGCTGTTACCGGTGGAGCTGTAGCTGGCAAACTCCAGCAGGAGTTGCTGCCTGAAACAGAAGCACAGGCCGCGCAGCGGGCGTTTGATGAATCGCAAAGACTGACATCGGCGGCACGCACGGCTGGAGGCTTTGCGCCATCCCTGACGATGGGTGTTCCGTCTGTAGGCAAACTTGCAACTGTGGCTGGAATGGGAACCCCGCAGGCCGTAGGCGCGGCTAGAAGATTGCTTGCTCAAGAACTTGCTGTTGGAGCAGCTGCCGGCGCTGCCGGTGGCTTTGCTTCAGCGGCGCTGGACGGCAGACTCCCATCTGGACAGGAAATCCTAAATGGCGCCATTGAAAGCGCCGCGCTTGGGGCTGTGACGCGTCCAACGGCTCTTGGACGAGCGGTAATGACGCCAAGAGCGCAGCGCACTGATATTGCCGCCCGCGAGTCCGCGCAGCGCACCATGCGCGAGTTCGCCGGTGCAACCGCGCAAACGCCACAGGAAGTTCCGCAACGCATCGAAGCAGCTGCCCGTGCAATTGAGACAGGAACAGCAACGAGTCCGGGCGTACAACTTTTCGCTGGCGAGGTGTCAGGCAACGAAGGTCTGCTTGGGCTTCAAGAAGCCCTCGTAAACTCGCAGGAAGGGGCCAGGCTTCGCGAAGTGCGTCAGCAGTCGCGGGCAGCGATTGCACGCGATTTAGGGCAATCCTTGGCCCCGCAAGGGGCAGCTGGCATTCAGGAAGCTCAGGCGGTCATTCAGCAACAGCATGACAATCTGATTCGCGCTGCTGAAGCGGCCCGTGAGAATGCTATTACAGCCGGTAATCAGCGGGCTTTGGCTGCTTTTGAGGAAGCCGTCGCGCAGTCCAGACAGAACTTTGCTGATGCGGAAAACGGTCTTCTCAATGCAGAGACCGCTTTGGCCGCTAGCAGGGCAACGCTAGAGCGCACGCTTGGACAGTTCGCGCAGGCGCAACAGGGGCGCTCGCGTGGCGACTTTAGCAGAACGGTTGAGTCAGTTCTTCAACGCAATGCCGCTGAAGAAAAAGCTCAGGTTGACAGAGCGTATGGTAGAGCAAGGGAAGAAGCCGGTGAGCTTGCCGTCAACTTCACCAACACCATCGACGCTCTGACAAGAGCGCGTCGGCAGGCTGGAATTGGCAGACTTCCGGGGCACATCGAGCGGATGCTTGATGCGTACGTTGACAACCCTGAGCCTAACAGACAGCTTCGGGTTGAAGACATTGATTCAAACTACCGGAACATCTCTGGCGAGCTTTCGGACACAGACAACCGCACGTTCAAGGGATGGCTTCAGCAGGTAAAGGACGCTCTTCGCGCTGACTTGGAGTCTGCTGGAAGGGCGTCAGAGTTGTTCCGCGATGCCAACAGGCTCTACTTTGAGTATGCACAGCGGTACATCGACGGACCTGCGGCTGGCGTTGTGGCGCCTGAAGCCAGCAAGACCACCGTCAACAGTAAGACCATCGACGCCTACACCAAGAACGAGGAATCGCTCTTACAGCTTCGCGACTCAGTCAAAGGCGATGCAAACGCGCTCAACGCGGTTAACCAGTGGTTCGTTGACAAGTTCGCTGAACAGGTCGGCGCTTCTCCAACCACAACTGCCATGGACAACTGGGCCATGGATCAAAAGAACCGCGACTTTGCTAGAGTGTTCCCTGAAGCGATGCAGGCAGTCCGTGACGCGCAGGCCGGTGTTCGCGAGGCCAGAGCAGGCGTTGAGGCGGCTACTGAAACAAGAGGCGCCGCTCGCGAGCAAGTTGGTGCAATGCGTCAAGAGAGGACAGCGCAAGAGACCGGTGCAAGGCAGCGTGAGGTTCAGGTTGAGCAAGAGCGAAGAAGAGCTGCACGTGAGACCTTCAGAACCGAGCAGGAACGCATCCAATCCAACGCGGCCAACCGAATCCTTGGACGTTCACCGCAGTCTGCTGTTCAGGCAGTGTTCGATTCACCGAATCCGCCTGAGACAGCCGCAGCGTTAATGCGTGATTTGCGCGGAAATCCAGAAGCAATACAAGGCTTCAGAAACGCCGTAAGCAACTATCTCAATGATCGCTTTCGTTCCAGCACGCGAGTTGAGACGACGCTCAACGCTGAAGGCCCGGTAACCATGGAAGAGTTTGCTGGTTTGGCTGGACGCATGAATGATTTCCTCACGCAAGGAGCAGAGCCTAGGCAGGTGCTTGAGACGGTTTACGGAGCAAACTCCAGAGAGATACGTGCGCTCGACATTATCCGGCGTCAGTACGAAGTCATGGCGCGAGCCGGTAGAGCAACTGCCGGTCAATCCCAAACAGCACTGCGCACCTCCCTCAAAGACTCGCTTTCCGAAATCAACAAGAACAACGCTCTTGGAGCACTGCAACGCATTGCAACAGGCATGGGCGCAAATGAGGTGTCAGCGGTCAATAAAATCTTCGGTTCGATTGCGAATCTGCTTACAATGACCTACAGGGGTGATTCCTCAAGAGCCGCGCTGCAAATACTTGCTGAAGCCCAGACAAACCCAAGACTTGCAGCAGAGCTTCTCAGAGGAACCAACGCGGATACAGTCAGGAACCTGCGTCCGTATGTGAAGTTCTACGCCCAGAGAAAGTTTGAGCAGGAAAAGAAGTAAACCGCCATGTCATACGCCATCACCTCCCCTTTCCCGTCGTTTAACGACACCGACGGCTCGCCGCTCAACAACGGCAACGTCTACGTCGGCAGCGCGAACCTCAACCCTGTCACAGACCCAATACCGGTATACTGGGACGAGGCCCTCACGCAGCCCGCTGCACAGCCGGTACGCACCATCAATGGGTACTTCTCGCGCAACGGTTCTCCTGGGCGGCTCTACACCGGTTTTGTCACCTACTCGATCCGCGTCACCAATAACAAGGGCGTTCAGGTCTTCTCCGACCTCAACTACAAAGACCCCAGCTCCAGCGCAGGCAGCACCTACCAGCAGGTCATCACCGCTATCTCAGGCCAGACGGTGTTTAACCTCAGCCGCACCTACATCCCCGGGACGAACAACCTGTTCGTCTACCGCAACGGTCTGCGCCTCATCGTAGGTCAAGACTACGCAGAGACCGGCTACAGCCAAATTACGCTGACGGCAGGGGCCGACAACGGGGACGAGTTCGTCTTCGACATCGGGTACAACTACGACACCGCTGCGAACATCGACGCGCAGGACGTTACCTACAAGCTGCCAGACGCCTCATCGGTCTTCACCAACGTCGAAGCGAAACTGTCTGAGACCGTCAGCGTGAGAGATTTCGGGGCGGTTGGGGATGGAGTCACGGATGACACGGCAGCGTTTACAGCGGCGGCAGCTACAGGCCTGCAAGTATATGTGCCTTCTGGCAGCTACAGCCTGACAACGAATGTGACAGGCTACTGGGACATCGCTTCTCAGGTGTCTTGGACAGGCGCTGGAACAGCGGTCATTCAAGAGCGTGGGTACTGGCCTGATGTTGGTGCCGGCGCAAATATCAACCGCGTTCGCGACCGTTTGTTCGTGAATGACGGTGCTGCGTTTACTGGCAATTTTTCCGGCACGCAGGGGGGATTTGTTCCAACATCAGCACAGGGAGCCAATTGGGCACCTCGCGACTCCTCGTTCTTTGTTGCTCAAGACAACGGGCTGATGGCTGTAACAGGGTTTGTGTCCAACGCAAACATCGACATCGCCGCAGGACAGCCAACCGAATCAATCGGCGTGTCTGGATTTGCTATTGGAAATAAAGCCAGTCGCAGCGTGTGGGGTCTATATTCAGACGTGCAGTTTACTCAAGGAAGCTATGGGTTTGGGCTTGAGCTTGCTGTTAAAAACCTTGAAGGAGTAAATCGAAGCAGCACTCCATACGTTTTTACAACTGGAACATACGGTATTTGGCTAGCTGCTGGAGGCGACCCATCTTACGGAGGAACTCCAACCAATCCAAGTAACACTGCAATTGCTATCGGCAAGAATGGGAGCACATGGAACAAAGGAATTTTGTTCCGATCAGATGGCATTACTGGAACGGACGGAATCACGGGCACTGGCACTGCTATCGAAATGGCTAAAGGCCATCAACTTTTATGGAGGACGCCATCAAACTTTTTTGGTTTTACAATCCGCAGTGACGCCACAAACAACTCGCAAAATTTGACTATTGCAGCGCAAGATGGATACGTTGGCATTTATGGATATTCAGGTGTTTGTGCTGCATTTTTTACAAATGCAACTCCAGCAAATTATTTTCAATTTTTTAATTCAAGTGCTGGATCTTATCCGGTCATTGCTGCTGCTGGATCTGACACAAACGTCGGACTTTTCTACCAAACCAAAGGAACGACACCTCACCGCTTCGTATCTCAAAACTCTCTGGCCAACGAAGAGTTCCGCGCTGGAGGAGTCAACAGTGCGCCCGTCAACTACCTTCATGCGTATGGCACGAACTCTGGTGTTGGAAGCGCGATTCTTTCCGCAAGCGGAGCAGACACAGATGTTGATATGCGTTTTGTAACGAAAGGTGCCGGGCTTGTCCGTTTCGGAACTTTTGTCGCAAACGCTGATGCGCCCATCACCGGATACATCTTGGTGAAAGATGCAGCAGGAACACAACGCAAGCTCGCAATCATCGCTTAACACTATGGATCCACGGAAAATGCTAGTCGAACAACTCGGTCAACTCTTGCTCGCCAACATTGAGCAAGCTGCGCTTATTGAAAAGCTAAAGGCTGACCTTGAGAACCTGAAGCAATCAGCATCCGAAGCAAAATGAACTGGAAAATCACGCAGATTAAAACGCTCGACACGCCGGTTGCTGGGACAGTTGTAAACGCTTCGTTTTCGGTGTCAGACGGGACATCAACCATTGAGTCAGATACCAACTTACTGCCGCCAGACGTTGATTCATTCACGCAGCTCGATGCCGCGACCGAAGAACAAGTCATTCAGTGGGTAAAGGATGCGCTCGATGATGGCGTTCACGAAGAGGAGTACAGTAACGTTAAGAAATACGAGGACATGGTTGCTCAGAAAACAGGAGCAACCCAACCGCAGATAACGCCATTTCCTTGGCAGTAATCACATACCTTATGAGCAGCAAAGCATTTCAGAACGCAGACAAGCTGAACGGAATCGTCTCGGTTCTTGAGTTCGGGGCAAGAGGAGACGGGGTGACGGACGACACTGCCGCGATTCAAGCTGCATTGAATGCCGGTGCGGGAGGATCAGTGTCCTTTCCCGAAGGCGTGTACTTGACGAGCAATGCGCTTTCAGTACCGGCCAACACGTCACTCTATGGGACCGGAGTTGGTTCCGTCATCAAATCGCTGACGTTGGTTAATGGCGGACCAGGCGCAAACCAACGCCAACTGGACATTCGTTCCGTTACAGGCGTGCGGGTGTCATGCCTCAAGTTTGACGCAGGCTTAATGACAGGGTTTTCCGGTGGCATGCGCTCAATCCTTTGTTACGACGCAACAGATTTTATCATTCAGGAATGCGTATTCGTTACACCAGGGGCTGCCACTGCATCACTGAATTGCTCTCGGTACTCAATCCTGAATAACGACGTTTTCATCCAAAGCAGCATCGGAGTTGCAGTGCATGATGGCATCATCGACCAGTGGGCTGGGTCTAACAACTTCCAGATTCGCGGAAATCGCATTCGCGGGAATGGCATCGGAATATATGGAATCCTGATTACCGGACAGGATACTGCTGGTGCTGCTACGCCAGTTTACAACTATGTGGTTTCTGAGAATCACGTTTTTGGATGCCGCTATGCTGGCATCTGGGGAATGGGTCGGAATGGACTGACTTACAATTTTCAAATTACCGACAACATTGTTGACACCATCTCATCCTACTACGGATTGGCAGTTACAGATGCATACAACTTTGTTGTAAAAGGAAACGTAGTTCGCAACACAGCGTTGTGCGGAATTCGTGTTTATGCGGAAAACCCAACATACGGAACACATGCAGGAAAGTATGGTGTAATTGCTGACAACATATTCCAGAACGCAAACACTTCCGCAAGCACGAACATAGATGTTGGTTCTGCCATCAGCGTCACCGACGCGAGTGAGTACATTGAAGTGGTGAACAATGTTGTGCGTGGTTCAACACACCGGTACGCAGTGTTCCTTGGCACATTGACAAGCAATATTGATGTAAAAGGAGAAACGTATCTTGCTGGAGTTTCTGGAGATATCCTTAATCAAGCGACATTAGCTTCCACAAACAAGCTGCCAGGTGCAAACTTCTATCAACCAACGATGACGGCAGTTGCGAATGTTTCTGTTGCAAATGGTTATGTGGGTACCATGTACAAACACACTGGAAACATTGTGCAGGTGTATGGGCGCATGGATGTGACACCAACTGCCGCAGCCAGCACGAACACCGAAGTTGGAATCAGCTTGCCAATCCCCAGCAATTTCACTGCGGATAGCAATGCATCTGGAACTGCAACGACATCGTTTGGGCTGACTGCGTGTCTGTATGCAGACACCATAAACGACCGAATTACTCTGAGATTCCAGTCACCGAATACCGCTGTGAATCAGTTCTCTTTTCACTTCCAATACCAAATCAAGTAATGCGCTATCTTGAGCATCCATTCATCGCGCTCGCCATCCAGTCCGTCATCGCTCTTGTGAGCGGTGATTGGTGGACGGGCGCGGCAGCAGGCGCATCGTACTTCTGGGGGCGCGAGTACGCCCAGGCGGAGTACCGCAACATCGAGCGCAACTACGGTGGACGCAGGGCGAATATGCCCTTCTGGGGCGGCCTAGAGGCCCGTGCGTGGACGCTCAAGGGCATACTGGACTTCGTGCTGCCAACGGTTGCCGTGACGGCTTTGGCGCTTCTTGCAGACAGAATCAACCAACATCACCTATGAAATACATCCTTGCTCGCTTGCTGGAACCATCGACGTGGCGCGGAATCATCAGCTTGCTCACGGTCTTTGGAGTTCGTGTTGCGCCAGACCAAGCAGACGCTATCCTGACCGCCGGCGTGAGCGTGTACTCCGCCATCAACATCTTCAGAAAGGAAAAACTGTAAATGGACAAGATGGTCGATGCCATCATTTCACAGGGGCCGCTTGCTGCGGCCATGGGTATCGCCATCTGGTGGCTGGCAAGCAAGATAAAGGACTGCGAGATTGACCGCTCGAAGCTGTGGGAAAAGGTTTCGGAGCTGGCGGAACGCGTTGGAGGCGAGCGGCACTGAGATGAAACTATCCGACGCAGGGCTAAAGCTCATCATCGACTTTGAGGTGGGCGGCGGTGAGGATTACTACCGTAAGTTCCTTCAGAGCCCGACATGGCCCGGGGAGCAAAGCGGTGTAACTATCGGTATTGGCTACGACTTGGGCTACACGACGCCGCAACAGTTCCAAGAAGCATGGGAGGCACTTCTCCCTGAGTCTGACTACCTTGCGCTCACCGCCGCCCTCGGAGTCAAAGCCAACGCAGCCCGCGAACTCTTGCACGCTTCGCCAACCATGCGGAGCATTGTGATTTTGTGGACGAAAGCCATTGAGGTCTTCCAGAACAACACGGTTCCGAAGTTCTACCTCCAGATGCTGCGCATCTATCCACAGGCAGAGGACTTGCCGGATGAAGCGCGGGACGCACTCATCTCGCTGGTGTTCAACCGCGGCACAGCGCTCTCAGGAGAGAGGCGCTCCGAAATGCTTGGAATCCAGAACGCTATGCGTGATAGGCGCTTCTACGACGTACCTGCGCTTATCCGGTCGATGAAGCGTTTGTGGCCTAACACCAAAGGCTTACAACGTCGGCGCGATGCAGAAGCCGAGTTGTTCGAGAGGGCACTTGAGCCTAAGCGTAAGCGATGAACTCAAGGCCCTTGCCTTTGATGGTTGGGAGCATTCCATTTTCATCGTAAATACCTGCGCCTTTGGGGATAATCGTGTCTGGCGGCAACGCGCTTCCCATGGTCGCAATGGGGCCTGACTCAGAGTGAACCTTCGGAGCAAGCGTCACAAGCCCCGCGGGAGCGTTGTGAATACCGGTGAATCGTGCAACAAGTTCGCTGGAGGAGACAGGTTCCATGGGCGTTGGACCTTACGGCAGAGCGTCTTACGACAAAATGAAAAAACCTGTTGCAGCGCGAACGATTTTCGCGCACAGTCATCGGCGCCATGAGTTACACCATCAACGGTCGGCGCGTGGTCAACAGCTTCGGAGGCGTCAAAAACCTCTGGAAGAAGTTGCTCTTCCACGGTGTGCTGGTCCAGCCGAGAACGCTGGCGAAGTGGATCGAAAAGGGGAAAATCCCGCTGGATAAGTTCTGCGCTTTGGTCTCCATCGCGCACAAGGAAGGCTGGAATCTCCGTCTGGAAGATATGTGCCCAAGACTGAAAACTGAACTACAACAAAATGACACTGAAACAAATCCGCTTCGAGATATCGAAGCGCAATACCAAAATCGCGTCCCTTGAGGACGAGATAACCGCACTGGAGCAGGCTGCCCTCAACATGGTCGGCGCTGACTTGCAGAACAAGCTGGCCGAGTCCGGTAAAGGGCACGGGGAACTGACGACAACGATTGACGACGTGAAGCTCACCTACGAGGTTAAGGCAACTTACCTCTGGGATCAGGGCAAGCTGCAATCCCTCTGGGAGGCGCTTCCGCTCGATGACGCTCGCCAGCTCATTGCCACCAAGATGAGCGTGCCGGCGCGGATGATTGAGAAGATTGGGGACGAGAGCGTCCTTAAACGGGTTCTCGACGCACGCACCACCAAGTACAGCGAACCCAAAATCTCCTTCAAGTAATGGCGCTCAAAATCATCAAAGCGGACGAGCGTCTCAAGCGCACGTCGGACTGCGTCAAAGCGGTTGTGTTCGGCCCTGCCGGTGTTGGCAAAACCTACCAAGCCCGCACGCTGGATGCGAAAAGCACGCTCTTTGTTGACCTTGAGGCCGGAACGCTGGCGCTTGGCAAAGACTGGAAGGGGGATGTGCTGGACATCCGGGCGACCTCTAACGACATGGCGGCGCACCCGTGGGAGTTGGCAAAAGCTATTGCTCTCTGGCTTGGCGGGCCTGACCCAGCTGACGCCAACGGCAGCTACAGCGCAGCGGCCTACAAGCAGGTGTGCGAAGCCTTCGGCTCACCGGACAACCACAAACAGTACGAGACGCTGTTCGTGGACTCTATCACCGTCGCAAGCCGGATGTGTTTTGCATGGTGCCAGACACAGCCAGACGCCTTCAGTGAAAAGACCGGTAAACCCGACATCCGCGGGGCTTACGGGCTTCTTGGACGCGAGATGATTCGGTGGGTGACACAACTCCAGCACTGCCACAAAAACGTAGTGCTGGTGGGCATTTTGCAGCTGCAGGAAGATGAGCTCAAACGCAAGTACTGGGACGTTCAAATCGAAGGCTCGAAGACGGGCCGCGAGTTGCCCGGTATCTTTGACCTCGTTCTGACGCTCCAGAACTTTGAGGCTGAGGACAAGTCGCAGTACCGCGCCTTCGTGTGTCACCAGCAAAACCCGTGGGGCTACCCCGCAAAAGACCGCTCAGGCACGCTTGAGCTTCAGGAACCCGCTGACCTTGGTAAGGTGCTCGCCAAGATCCGCGCAGGCAAACGTATCGACACCACTCAGAAAAACTAACCAAAATCGAAAAATATGTTCAACGCACAAAGCACAAACGTCGGCTCAACAGAGATGGAACTCATCCCGAAAGGGACAGTGGCACAGGCAATCCTTGTCGTTAAGGAGCGCAAGAACAGTCAGTCCACCGGTGGGGATTACGTCTCCATTGAGCTCGCCATCCAAGGCGGCCAGTACAACAACCGGCGCGTTTTCGGGATGCTCTGCAATCCCTTCGACGCCAACAACAGTGAGGTGTGGCGCCAGATGGGCATCGGCGCCATTACTCGCATCCTTGAGAGCAAGGGTGTCTTCAGTCCAGAGCACCCAGAGTCGTACGAGCAGTTCAATGATGGCGAGTTTGCCAACATCATGGATGCGATTAACGGCGCTGGCGTCGTCATCAAGGTCGGCATCGACAAGGGCAAAGACGGACGGGCAGACCGCAACAGCATCGCGGACTGGGGCTCACCGAATCCAGCAAGCAACGGGCACAAGCTGTGGGCGCAGGCAACCGAAGGCAGCGCACCAGCACCTGCACCGGTGCCAGCAGCGAAGGCAGCGGCTCCGGCAGCTGCGGCAGCTGGCAAGAAACCTGCTTGGTTGAAGTAGCACAGTAGTTTGTTTGGGGATTGCAGGGGGCGGGGCAATAATGGTTGTCTCGCCCCCATTTCTTGAGGTAAACATTACGGCAAATCCAAGCCGTATGGTGTGCAGGGAGACCCTGCAACAGCGCTTTCATTTTGGCGCAGTGAAACAAAGGCACTTATGATTTTACGTCCCAGGCAGGCGCAGTTTGTTGACGCTTGCATCGCCGCACTGAACGAGTGCGGTAACACTCTAGGCATTGCGCCAACTGGCGCAGGCAAAACAGTCATGGGCAGCGCAATCCTTGCGCCGTTCGTGAAACGCGGGCCGGTTCTCGTCATCCAACACCGCGACGAACTGGTGAAACAAAACAAGGACACCTTCAAGCGGTACTGCCCGACGGAGAAGACCGACGTGTACACTGCCGAGCGCAAGGCTTGGTCGGATGGCGCGACCTTCGCAATGGTTCAGACGCTGTGCAGGCCATCCAACTTGGCAAGTATGCCGAGCGGGATGACCGGGCTGTTCATCGACGAATGTCATCACGTGGCGGCTGACACTTATATGCGGATCGTGGACACGTTCCGCGAACGCTCACCGAAAGGCGTCGTTCTGGGGCTTACCGCGACCCCAGAGCGCGGAGACAAGCAGGCGCTCACCGCGGTCTTCAACAACGTCGCTGACAAGATCGGCGTTGGCGAACTCATCGCCTCTGGGAATCTGGTTCCGCCCAAGGCGTACCGGATGGACATTGGGCTTAACGACCAACTCCAAAGCGTCAGCAAGACCGGTGCTGAGTTCGACATGGGGCAGGTTGAGGCCATCATGGACAAGCGGGCCGTCCACTCCGAAATCATCCGGCACTGGAAGGAGAAGGCGCAAGACCGCGCAACCGTCGTGTTCTGCTCGACCATCGAGCACGCGCAGCACTTGGCGGAGGCTTTCCGCGAAGAGGGCGTTTCAGCCGAAGCGGTTCACTCGGAGATGTCGGACGATGACAATGCGACTATCCTGCGCCGATTCGACCAAGGCAGAATCAAGGTTCTTCTGAACGTCATGAAGCTCACGGAGGGCTGGGACTGCCAGCGCGTCGGGTGCGTTGTGTTGGTGCGGCCCTGCTCGCAGAAGAGCACCATGATCCAGATGATTGGCCGCGGACTGCGTCCCTGCATCGATGCCAAGCGGTATCCCGGCGTCATCAAGTCAGACTGCATCGTCTTGGACTTTGGCGCATCGCTAATGACGCATGGGGACATCGACGCAGGCGACCGGCTCTTTGTGCGCAAGAGCGAGACCGGTGAGGCGCCGGCAAAGAAGTGCCCAGAGTGCGGCATTCAAGTGCCAGCGGCAACGATGGCTTGCCCGGTGTGCGGCTACATCTTCCCAGTTAAAAGCAACTCAGTTGAGGCCATCGAGTCGTTTGAGATGTCGGAGATGCAAATCATATCGCTCTCGCCATTCCGGTGGGAGTCGCTCTTTAACGACGCGGTGCGCATGGCAAATGGGCTTACAGCGTGGGCTGGCGTCATCAAGCTGGGGGAAGTCTTCAGCGCCATCGGCGCCCCCAACGGCGGGCCTGTCACTGTCATCACCCGAACCAACTCCAAGGAGCTTGCTTTGGCTCAGGCGGACGATTACCTGCGCTCCAATGGAGACCGCGCAAACTCGCGCAAGACCAAGAGTTGGATCAAGCTGCCGCCTACCGACGCGCAGCTAAAGCACATGGCGGACGTTCCCATGTTTGGGATGTCACGGTATCGTGCGAGTTGCCTGCTGACATGGCGTTTCAACGAGTCCCGAATAAAAAAAGCAATTCTTGGCTAAAGAACATGGAAAACCAACCGAAAGAGACAGTATGCACTCAAAACTGTGGCGCGAAATCATCCAACCCGTCCTCGACCAGCGCCGTCGAGCACCCAGCGCATTACAACAAGCATCCGAGCGGAATCGAATGCATAGACATTGCAGAGGCATTTTCGTTCAACCTTGGAAACGTGATAAAGTACGTGTTCAGGGCTGGGTTCAAGGACAATGAAGTTCAAGACCTTGAAAAAGCGGCATGGTACCTGAGAAGAGAGATTTCACGCAGAGCAACAACAACAAAATGAACCAGAGACTAGAACAAGAAGCCACTGAGCTTCTGGCACTGACGGAGACACTGCTTCGGTCACACCCAAACCGGCGTGCGTTTGAGGCGACGTTCAAGCGTATCGAAGCAGAAATCATGCGCCTCAGAAAGGAGTCCAAATGAGCGGGCTGCCAAGTTGGTACGATGGCTGGTTGCAAGATGCGCCAGAGCCGGCCGAGAAGGAGTGCGAGTGCGGCGCGCTCATGGATTGGGTGGACGACCATGACGAGTGCGGTCCGTGCGGGCGCTGGGTGTGCGTTGAGTGTGAGCGTGAGAAGGAGGAGAAGCTATGAGCGAGTGGATCTCAGTAAAAGACCGCCTGCCGGAAATCGGCAAGCAGGTGCTGGTCACTGGTGAGCTTGGTCTATCCATCAGGACGCGACTGGCTGACTGCGATATGTGGAAAGCAACGCACTGGATGGAGATTCCGCCGACGCCGAACCATTTCGGTGAGGCCAACAAAAAGGAGGTTCTGGTATGATTGGCGTCAACACCGAAAAAAGACATGAAACTACTCGCAACCGTATTCGCTATCATCGCAATCGTTGACACCATGAAACTATACCAACAGGAGGACAAAGCCTCCGTAACCGCGTATCTGCTGGTGCTGCTCTTGGCAGTCTTCGGCATCTTTTACGCAATGAAGAACGACGAGGAATGAGCATCTTCAAACCAGAGACAAAGAAGCAGACCGGCAACGAACCAGCTCAGGCAGCAGTCGCTGCTGTGTTGGACGCGGCCATTCTCAAGCGGCAGGCCGAGCAGCAAAAACGGGATTACCTTGGGGCGTCCCGTTGGGGGGAGACGTGCGAGCGGCGCCTGCGGTATGAGTACGAACACGCGCCGGAGGACGAAGGATCCGGCTTCTCGCCGGAGGTTCTTCGCATATTCGACATGGGGCATGACGGAGAGGCCCGCATGGCGGACTACATTCGCAAGGCAGGGTTCGACTTACTAACCGAGAAGAGCGACGGCCATCAGTTCGGTTTCCGGGCTGCGGACGGGCGCCTTGGTGGACACATCGACGGCATTATCGCTGGCGGCCCAACCATCACCGGTGTTGAGTACCCGCTCCTGTGGGAGAACAAGGCGCTCAACGATAGGTCTTGGAACGACACGAAGAACAAGGGCGTCAAAGCCTCCAAGCCGGTGTACTACGCCCAGATGCAGATTTACTGCGCGTACCTCGACATCCCGTCTGGCGGCATGTTCACCGCGCTCAACCGCGACACCGGTGAGGTGCTCGTTGAACTTGTCCCGTTCGATGCGCTTGCCGCGCAGGAGGCTTCCGACCGCGCTGTGCGCGTCATTGACGCGTCTTCGCCCAGCGAGCTCTCTCGCATCGGCAAGGACAGAACCGACTTCCGGTGCAAGTTTTGTTCGTTTAAGGGGCCATGCTGGGGAGATGTCTCCACGCCAGCCCAACCATCCCAAGCCATCAAGGCAACCAAACCATTCTGGCTTAAGTAAGCCACTACTACCCAAACAAAATGCAGCCATTGACAGACCGTCGTGGCTTGGTGGATCTACGCCAAGCCCAAGAGCACCTTCGCCTCATGTTCGGTGATAGGGACTGGAGAGAGAACGAGTTCGTGTGCGTTCGCGGCATCGGTGAAAAAGGAACCGAGCAGGAGGGAGTCTTCCGGGAGGACATCTTCGTTGAGCCAGCCAAAGAGGGCTTTGGCCCAGTATTGTCTGCCGCAGAGCGGTGGGCGCAGTACAACGTGGCGACGTTCGTCGTCCCCGGCATCTTGTCCGAGCGCAAGGCAACAAGCGCCAACGTCGCACGGATGCGCTCGCTGGTGGCAGACCTCGACAACGGCGACACCGACGAGAAGATGCGCTCTATCACCGAGCAGCTTGGCGAGCCTTCGCTGGTGGTGTTGTCAGGCGGGACGACCGAGGAGGGAACTCCAAAGCGTCATGTCTGGTATCAACTCGATGCGGAGGTTCCAACCGAACAGGCGATCCGTATGCGGGACGCGCTTGCCAAGGTAAGCGGCGGAGACGCCGCCATGGGTCTTGGCGTTGACTCAAACCCGTACGGACGCGCTCACCAACCAATCCGGTTGGCTGGAAGCGTACACGCGAAGAAGGGCACGCCGGTTCAGACCGCCATCGAGTGGAGGAGCGAGACAGTGCAGAACGCTTCCGCGTTCACCGAGCGTCTGCGCTCGCTATTGCCAGAGGGCGCGGTAGCACCGGAGGCGGGGCTCTTCGGGGCCAATAGCACCAACGCGCTCCCCAAGGAGCCAGCCCATCAGCGCGACGTGTACGAGGGCGCTGCCAACGGGGAGACACGCTGGGATGCATTCAACTCGGTTGCAGGGGCGAACCTGGGGCTTGTTCGGCGCGGGATGATAACTCTTGAGGAAGCCCGTGAGCAAACCCGCGGCTGGATGCTGCAACGGATGCACCCAGCGTGGACGGACGCACGCTTCGCCTCGGAGTGGCAGG